CGAAATCTTTCGGACCATCGTGGTGTCGGCCGACGAGCAGGCCGAGGCGCAGGCGATTGCCGCCGAGTATCCGGGGGGCGCGGGGATGTTCACGACCGCCTGCTCCCCCACCGGCGACCTGCCAGCCACGGACTACATCTCCAGCGGGATGCTCTCGGTGGAGATTGTGGACGCGCTGGCCGCTGAGCTGGTGGACGAGGACATCTCTGAGGAGCCGCCGTTCGTGGCCCTCGACCGACTGGGGCTCAAGCTGGTCAGCGAGCCCGAGGTGGCCGAGTGATCATCCACTTGCTGTGGGCGGCGGTCGTAGTGTATGCTATCCGGACGGTGGCGGGCGTGGTTCGGGAGTTCCGGCCAGGGGCGGAGGCGGCCTCGGTGGTCATCCCGCCCCCGGTCGAGGTACCGGAGGACTTGCAGGCGGTGGCCACGCAGGAGCAGGCGGGTTGGGCGCAGGAAGAGGTGCTTCGGGCGATTCGGGAGCGCTTTGAGGATCTGAAGGACTGGAACAAAGTCCGCAGTGCCTTCGGCATCGGACGCATCGACTAACGGCCCCTGACTATGACCATTCCCTATACGGACGCGCTGCTCGACGATGTTCTGACGCGGGCGATGGAGGGGCTTTCCAATGCCCCGACCGACCCGAACGCGCAGGTCGCACCGAACCCGCCGGAGGACAGCGGGCAGTCGCCGGACGAGGATATGGCCGCACTCCAGCGGGCGCTGTATGGGGCCGACTATCCGGGCGCGGACCCGTCCACGGCTGAGGAAATGTCGGCATGGGCCTCGTGGGCGAGGAGCCTGTGGGAGTCGCGGCGCGAGTCGGTGCAGATGCACCTGCACCTGGTTGAGCGGAACCGACTCTTCCGAGCGGGCCAGCAGTGGATTTCGGCCAACGGGCTTGGGCCGTGGCGGGAGCCGGCTCGGCCACGGGACGCTGCCCGCGTGGTCTACAACATGATGGATAAGGCGCTGGACCAGCGACTGCAGATCCTGATGGACCAGCGACCTGGCTTCATGGTCGCGCCGACCACGCAGGACCCGGACGACAAGCGGAAGGCGCAGGCGCAGCAGCTGGCGCTGGAGTACCAGTACGACCAGCAGCAGATGCCCCGCGTGGCCCGGGAGGCGGTGTTCTGGGCCCAGACGGACGGCGTCAGCTTCTGGCATATGTTCTGGGACCCGGACAAGGGCCCCTGGGATGAGCGGCTGGTCTCCCGGCCGGGCGAGAAGAAGCCGCTGGGCGATATCGGCTGCCAGACGCTCCGGGTCGAGCAGGTCCGGGTCAGCCCGAACGCGACGGCCTCGCAGGCCCCGCACTGGGTGGTCATCCGTGAGGTGATCCCCCGCGCTGAGGCGGTCTTCCGGTACGGCCTGACCGGGCTGGACGCGGCGGACGCGAATATGTCGGTGGGCGATGCGCCGGCCTACAGCGGGGCGGAGGGCATGGGGAGCTGGGTGCTGACCCAGACGACCATTGGCGAAGGCCAGCGGATGCGGAACGAGGACGTGACCGAGCGGTTCACGATCTACGTCGCCCCGCACCCTGACGCACTCCCCGATGGACTGCACCTCATCGTCGTGGGCGATGCGGTGGTCTTCGGGCCGAGCCCGCTCCTCTGGAACGCGATCCCTGTGGTGCCGATTCGGGATGGGTCCAGCGACCCCTCGTACTACCCGCGCCCGGTGATGGAGCAGTGGCTGGACCACCAGATTCGCGTGAACGCCCTGCTGTCCAAGTGGGTCGAGAATATCCGGGTCAATGCGGGCGGTCGGTTCCTGACCCGCCCCAACGCCATCGCCACTGAGACATTTATGGGCGGCGTGACCTCGATGATCGAGATTCGGGGCGCGGGGCCGATGACTGAGTCCATCCAGCCCGTGCAGGGCTTCTCGGTCGGCAATGACGTGAAGGAGGCGCTGGCGCTGGAGAAGACGGCGTTTGAGGACGCCTCGGGCTGGAACGCGGTCAGCCGAGGGCAGGTGACCGGCGAGTCGGGTCGCGCCATCATCGCCAGCCGCGAGCAGCTGGAGCGGGTGTTCAGCCCCGGCGTGAACGCGCTCTCGATGGCCTTCACCGACTGGTGCAAGGTGTCGATGGCCGCGATGGCGTGGGGCTACGATGTGCCTCGGGCGCTCGGAGCGGTCGGCAAGGGCCGTCCGGACCTCGCCCGCGCCATCAGCTCGACGGACTTCGACGGGCAGTCGGACGTGCGGGTCGATCCCGCCACGCTGATGCCGATGCCCTACGCCTTCCGGCTCTACCTGCTGGACAACTGGCTCCAGACGGGCGTGATTGACATCAAGGAGTACCGCCGTCGGCAGATGTTTGCCGTGGCGAAGGACATCAATACGCCGGATGAGGACCAAGAGGCGCGGGCCAAGCGCATCGCGGATGCCATCCGGTCGGGGATTCCAGCGCCGGAGATGCGCTGGCAGGACAACGAGGCCATCCATCAGGACGTGCTGGAGCGGGAAATCCTGCTCCAGGACGATCTGGACCCGATGGTCATCGCCGCCGCGCAGGAGCGGTGGACCGCCTTGGCCAATCAGGCCATGCAGAAGCAGGGGGGTGGTGCGCCGCCGATGGCGGGCAGCCCCTCGGCTGGCCCTAGCGCCGCTAGTGTGCCCTCTCTCCCGCCGGGACAGCTGCCGCTGGCGTCCGGCAACCCGCCGATTGGCGTCGCCCCGATGCTCCAGCAGCAGATGGGCGGGGTGCCTGAGGCGGAGATTGCCGCACAGCAGGCCGACATCCTGTCCCGTCAAGCCTAGGCGAACGCCTAAGGAGTTGTATGGATATCCAGCAAGCCCTCACGGACGCCGTCGAAGCCGCGCTGCCGGTCCCCACGCCGACACCCGCGCCTGAATCGGCCCCGCAGAGCCCAGCGGACGCAGTACCCACCCCCGAGGCCCCGGAGACGGAACCGACGGACACCACGGACGAGGCCCCCGAAGCCGAGGGTGAGGCAGAGGCGGACGCCGAAGCCGAAGACACCGCCTTGCCAAACGGCTATGTCGCGGTCCCGGTGGTCGAAGACAAGCTGGCCACGGAGTTCGTCCTGAAGGACGCCGAGGGCGAGGTCGAAATCCCCGCGCTCATCGTCGAATACAAGGCGAATGGCAAGGTCCGGCAGGATCGGTTGGACCAGGTGGTCAAGCTGGCCCAGTTCGGGGTGTATAACCAGGAGCGCGAAGAGAAGGTGCGCTCGGTCGAGCAGGAGGCAATGCAGCTCAAGCAGGAGCGCGAGCAGCTCGCCCAGCTCATCGACGAGCGAGAGGCGCAACTGGAGCGTATCCTGTCCGACGAGGACTTCTTCCTCTCGGTGCGGGAGGCGTATCAGCAGGAAAACTCGCCGGAGAAGCGGGCGGAACGCGCCGAGCGAGAGATTCAGAACCTCAAGGTCCAGTCCCAGATGGTCGAAATCAGCCGTCAGGGGCAGGTGTTTTACGACGGGGAAGTCCAGCCAGCCATTCAGCTAATTGCCAATGCGCTGCCGACGGTCACCCCCGCCGAGTTGGAAGAGCGGATGGCGTATGCCATGCAACTGCACGCGAAGACGGGGCCCAATGGCCAGCCCTATCTCCCCGCGTCACAGTTTGAGGCCGCTCGGCAGTATATCGTCAACGATCTCGCTATTTGGGCGCAGATGACCCATGCTCGGCGCAGTGAAACGGCTCCCTCCTCGCAGGTCAAGGAGGCGCAGGCTGCTGCGGCCAAGGCACAGGTAGAAGCGCAGAAGGCGAAGCGGGCGGTGGGGCAGGCCACCAAGCCCGTGGGTCGTGCCGCGAGCAATACCCCTGCCAAGCCCAAGGCCGCCAAACCGGCGACCATCGACGACGCCTTCGACTCCGCGATGTCGGAAGTCATGTCGTCCCTCCGATAACCCTTAGTTTCTCATCACAATGTCTGCTCCGACCCTTATCTCCGATACCGAGCTGACTGGCCTCCTCAAGAACGTCTATTCGCAGTTCCGCGAGAAGGTGCAGAACCTCGTCACTCCGCTCCTTGCCCAGCTTGAGAAGGGTAAGGCTGGCGGCCCCCGCAATATGCGCTGGGGTGGCAACAACGTGTTCTTCGACGTGGTCGTCGGCCGTCCGGCTGGCTCCACGTTCTCGTCCGCTGGCTACTTCCCGCCCGACACCACGGCGACGGAAGTGCAGGGCAACGTCGGCGTCGTCCGCGCGTACACCACGCGCCAGATCGACGGCCTTGCCTTCGTGGGCACGCAGTCCAAGGACGCGGCCTTCACCACCATCGCCCGCAAGACGATGGAGGAAATCAAGGACGCTTCCACCCTGCTTATGCAGCAGGCGCTCCACAACAAGTCTGACGGCATCGTGGCCAACGTCAGCTCGTACACCGCTGGCCCGCCGACCACCGTGGTCGTCAACAACCCCTACAACGTGTCGCTCGCTGGCCAGGGTGCGCTCCTCATCTCGGTTGGCGACTACATCGCCGTCGTGGACGGCACGACGCTGGCGGCCACAACGCCGACCATCCGTGGCCGGGCGACCGTGACGGCCATCAGCACCATCGGCGACAACTCGACGCTCACCCTCTCGGGCACTATCGCCGGGACTGTCTCCTCGGACAAGATTGTCAAGGCGACGGCGTCGGATACGTCCATCAACTCGGCCACCAACGGGCTCATCAACATCACGAACCGTGGTGGGTCGTATAGCACGGGGACCGCGAAGCTCCACAATATCGACACCTCGCTGTATCCGATTTGGGACGCCACCCGCATGACGGCCGGCACCGATACGCCGGATGTCAACCAGCCGACTGAGTCGGACATCTGGATTCTCATCCAGAAGATCGCGGGCCGCTCCGGCAAGGATGCGATGCTCCGCCCGAAGGACTTCCTCCTCATGACCACGCCGGGCATCGCCCAGAAGCTCATGGAGTCGATGGTCAGCCAGCGGCGCTTCACGGCGGGCGAGTTCAGCACCACCATCAAGGGTGGCTACAAGGCCCTTGAGGTCTGCGGCATCCCGCTCGTCCAGGACTACTACGTCCCGGCCGGCACCATCTACCTCCTCCACCTCCCGTCGCTGGCGTGGGTGGATGCGAAGGATATGGGCTTCATCGAGTTCGAGGGCGCTGGCCCGTGGCGTTGGCTCTCGGGGCGTGATGCCTTCGAGACGACCTACGGCTGGTACGGGAACCTCGCCTGCCTGGCGCGTAATGCGCACGGCAGCATCGTGAACTACACCGACACGGCGCGCTTCACGCACGTTGTTTAACCTTCATTGGGACGGGGTAGGGGCTTCTGCCCCTGCCCCAACCTGAGGATTCTTCATGCCCTATAACTTTTTTGCTCCAAAGCCGGGGCGGCTTGGCACGCTCCCGGTGCCGGTTAACAGCGGCCGCCTCAACACCGGCACGCTGGCGGCGGGCACGCAGACCCATAACATCGGGTCGTTCTCGGCTAAGTCGTACATCAGCCGTGCGGTGGTGTGCGCCGAGACGTTCCCGACGGCGGCTACGTCGTGCCGGATTGAGCTGTACAAGATGACTGGTGCCACGGCGCTGGCGCTGACCGCGACTGGTGCATCGGCATTGAGCATCAACACGGCGGCGGCGGATACGCCGATTAACATTCCGATTCTTTCGACGCTGACGGACGCGCAGCGGACGCTGACGGCTGGCGACAGCCTTCGAGTGTCCATTGTGACGGTTGGTGCGGTGTCGGCGCAGCCGGAAGATGTCACCGTGACGGTCGAACTGCTGGTCGGGGAGTAACGGATGCCGGTGCTGCTCAATAGCACCGGCCGGCCTGAGCCGTCGCCAGAAGTGTCGCGGCGGCTCAAGGCCATCCACGCCGGATTGCATCTGCGGTTTATGGCGGACGGCGATGGATTCTGGTCGGTTTGTATGGCGTGGGACCCGGAAGACACCCGCTGGGGCACGGTCCAGTCGGGCGAGATTTCTCCCGACCGCGCCTTTGATATTATTGGCTATTTGCCGCTGGACTGCCCGGCGGATCAGGCCCCGCCCTACCTTGAGCGGATGTTTCGAACGTGGCCGAACGAGAAGGTGCAGCGGATGGCGGACAAGGTCAACAGCTTTAACGCTGGGGTCGCGTCGGATATGGCCGAGCAGGCGCTGGCCGAGGTGCTGGACATGGCCGACCCGAGCGCGAGCAAGTCTGGCAAGCGCTCCAAGAAAGTTTCCTAACGCTCTTTTCCCGAGGTTCCGGTGGCCGTCACCAAAGCTCAACTGATTGCGCTGACCCGCGAGACGATGGATGCCGTCTCATCGGATCGGTGGTCGGACGCTACCATCACGCGGGCGCTGAACAGCGTCTACGGGGATGAGTGGTCCAACATCTTGAACGCGCAGCCGTACTACACCTTTGGCAAGCGCACGGTGACCACGGACGTGGACGGGCAGGTGGCCTTCAGCGCCCTGAATACGGGGAGCGGGGACAGCCAGCAGAACTTCTACCGGGTCTTGTCGGTGTCGGACGGGAATGTCCTGTACACGCAGACGCGGTTTCAGGATGTCCCCCTCGCCACAACCACGAACTATCTGCCGACCTACCCGCGCCTCTTCTATACGGCCGGGCAAACGCTCCAGATTCTGCCGGTGGCCAGTGGGACGACCCTCTACGTCTTTGTTAACTACAAGCCGACGAGCTTTTCGGACCTGACTTCGGACAGCTCAACCATCAACTTCCCTGATGGCGGAGAGTGGGTGCTGGCCAACGAGGCCGGCGCGATGCTCCTGAATAAGGGCGGGGCCGAGTCCACGGCGGCGCAGGTGCTTCGCCGGGAGGCCGAGATGCAGCGCGGGCTGATGCTGGACGATCTGCGGCGGTACACCATCAACCCGACGATGATGGCGTATCCGGACCAGAAGTACGACTGGTCGGGTGGCTGATGTCGCGCCCCCTGATGCGGGACGCGCAAATCAGCTTTGCCGGGGGCCTGAACACCGTCTCGGACGACCTCGCGCTCCAGCCGGACCAGATTCGGCTGGCGCAGAACGCGCGGCTAAACGAGTACGGGGCGATTGCCAAGCGGAACGGGAGCGTCAAGGTGGCGACCACGGCCCTCTCCAATGCGCCCCAGAACGGGTTCTCGTGGGCCCGGGACAGCGGGGCGGTGCAGGGGATGGTCGTGGCCAACGGGACGCTCTACACGGCCAATATGCTCTCCCTGCCCGCCGCGTCGTGGACCTCGCAGACGGGCACGCTCAGCACGTCCGTCACGCCGACGTTTGCCTCGTTTATCAGCGGGGGGTCCACGGACGTCGTCTATATCGCGGATGGCGGGAAGATCAACCGGTGGAATGGCACGACCCTGACAACGGATATTGGCACGAATACGCAGGCCGTATCAGTCATCAAGGTGCATAACCAGCGCCTGTGGGGGACTGGGAACAGCACCTACCCCGACAGCATCTTCTACTCCGGGCTCAATAACGGCGACTCCATTGGGGACGCCGTTACCTCTGGAGCCGGTGGCGGCCAGATTATCGTCCGCACCTTTAGTGATGAGCGGATTGTTGGGCTGGCCTCGGTCGGCTCGTCGCTCCTTATCTTCCATCGGCGCGGCATCTCCCGCCTGACCGGGTTCGGGCAGGACGACATCACGGTGCAGCCGGAGGGCGTCTCGTCCCAGACGGGCACGATTGCCCCGTTCTCCATCGTGGAGGCCGACGGGGTGGCCTACTTCCTGTCGGATCGCGGGGCGTTTGCGGCCACGGAAGGGGCCGTCGCCTCGCTGGGGACACCAAGCTCGCCGGACCCCCTCCTCCCGCTCTTGCAGGGGATGACCGAAGCCAACCTAGCCAACGTGCGGGGAGTGCTCTCGCGCCGGACGCAGGAGATTTGGTGGTTCGTGCCGGGGTACGGAATCTATACCTACCACCTGACACTCCGGGCGTGGTCGGGGCCGTGGGTCGGGGAGTACCTCAACACCGCCTGCCTGTGGGTCAGCCCGGTCAACACGTCAGCGGACCAGTTCGTGATTCGGGGCAACTCGACCTCGGCCTACGACGTGACAGTGTCGGACTACCCCAGCGCCACCAGCGACATCGCCACGTTTGCCGACGGGAGCACGGGGACTGCCATTGAGATGGTGGTGCAGCTCCGGCGGCAGTACTACGGGGATGATACGCTGGCCAAGGCGTTCAAGTGGGGATATATTAACGCGGTTTTGGGGAGTAGTGCCTCTATCGTGGTCGAGTGGATCTCCGATCTCGGCGCGGGGACGGAGACCATCACGGGGGCCGCTGGTGGGACGTGGGATCCAACGGCCACCTGGAACGCGGCGCTGAACTGGGGGTCGCTGGGCACGCGCAGTTACCGTATCCCGCTGAGCACGACCGGATACTATCTGGATATCAAGTTGTCCAATTCCGAGAAGAACTCCGTCACGATTAGCCGCTGGCAGACCGAAGCGTTCGCGCTCGGCCGCCGATAACCGAGGAATCTATGGCTGAAACCGTCACTCAGCACCAGTACAGCAACGCCGTCACGCCGGTCAATGGCGGGGCCCTCGACGCGAACGTCGTGCGGACCAACATCAACAACGTCGGCACGACCTACAACACGCACGACAGCGATCCGGGCATCCATGTCCAGTCGTCGGCTGCCGGGAGCCGTCCGTCGGCCGGCACCGCTGGGCGCAAGTGGGTGTCCACCGCGACCGTGGCCGGGGCGACGGTCGCCACGATGGCCTATGACACAGGCTCGGCATGGGTCACCGACACGACCTTCGCCGTCAGCAACGGTCAGCCGGGCATCTACGACGCGGGCAACTCCGGGTCGTCCAAGGCCATTGACTGGGCGAACGGGCCGATTCAGAAGGTCACGATGACGGCGGCCTGCACGTTCTCATTCAGCAACGCCATCACCGGCGGCACCTACACGCTGATCCTGGTGCAGAACGGGACGGGCGGCTATGCGCCGACGCTGACCGGCTGGGACTTCGGGGACAACTCGCCGTCCTACAACAGCGGGGCCAACAAGAAGAATGTCGTCTCCGGCCTCTACGATGGCGCGGAGTATCTGGCGGCGTTCGCCGTGAAGGGTGCCTGATGCTGGTTCAGCGGATGGCGCTCTTGACGGGGAACTTGCCCGCGCCGGAGTTCTCGTCCGTGGCGTGGGGGACCGTGCTCGTGCCCAACGACTACAGCGGGTACTTTGAGATTGCTTACGCCATTTCTAATGCGGCGGGTGGCGAGTATGTCAACGTGACGTGGGAGATTGCTGGATTTTCGCCCGTATCCTCCACGACGAGCGGCCCATTTACGTCCTCGCCTATTTCTATCGCGCCGGGAAGTGGTCCGTATCCCGGCCAGGGACTGTGGAGCGGTGACACGATTGACGCGACGGTGCGTCTGTATACGAGCACCGGAACGTTGCTGGATACCTACGTCCTCTTACCGTACAACTGCTAATGGGCGTCGGGGACTACGACCTCCAGCCGTTTACCTCGCCGGTCGGGGCGGATTCGCAGGCGTGGCAGACGCGCAACAACGACAACCTGTTGCGTGGCAAGTTTGTCCAGCACCAAGCGGACGAGGTCGCCCATCCGACCTACGGGCTGGATGCCAACAAGCCCACGCCCCCGCTGACCGGGATGATTTACGTCGCCACCGACACCGGGGTCATCTACTTCTACAACGGGACGACGTGGGTGTC